ACTGGCTTTCATGAAATAAAGCACGAAGTGTACCAGATGTACCAGTACCGAAGCGTTAGCTTTAGTAATAGACCGTGGACCGTGGTTATAGAATCGTTGTTCGATTCGTTAAATAACCGGTACAAATGGTACAAAGACCACGAAACACAGCTACCGCACGGGTTTCAGCTGTACCACCTAACATTTGTTACTGGTACACCATTTACCAAAAAGGTAGTAAACATAAGGGTTTCAGCTGTACCACTATGTACCACAAACAGCGATGGGAAGCGATCGGAAGCTCCATGGGGAGCGCTGGGAAGCCTCAAATCCTTCTTCGAAGGATTTCGTCGATGGTTGTTTATGTGATTAATTATTTAATATTATGGAGATATTATGGAAATTTTATTGAGTTTAGCCCTAGGGGCATTCGTCGGTTGGTTTCTTACTATTGAAGCTATTTATAGCCAAAGTGCAAGAGACCTTAAGAAAAGCAAGCGTGAGTACGATAAACTTATGCGTGAACTTGCGGAGGAATCATGAGCGGCAGTAAAAAGAAAGGTGTTAGAGATCGTTGGGGTCATGTTGCTAATTCTGTCAAGAGTGTTGGCAATGAGACCCGCGTATGTGATGGGAAGTATCTAGGCGGTTGTACTATACAAAACGCTGACGATTTGTTCCCAGAACACGAATCGTATACTTATGAAAGC